TAGCAGAGGTAATGGCACCACTGCCATCCTTTAACTGTGCAGCAACTAATATGGTATCTGATACCCAACGCCGTGCTGCTGATACTAGAACTCGCATTGCAAACTACTACATCTCATCATCTGATCTGCAGATCCAGATGTATACCGGTGCTGATTACTTTAATACCTACGGTCTATTGCCAGCAATGATTGAAATGGATTATGAGACAAACAATCCTCGTATCCGTTTACTAAATCCTTTTGGTGTATACCCTGAGGTAGACCGCTTTGGTCGTTGCTTATCTATATCACAGATCATTGCATCCGATGCTGAAACTATCGCATCCCAGTATCCTGAGTACTACGATCAGATAGTTGGAAGAACAGTTTATTCTTACGCTTCCCCTTATCTATCTATTGTTAGATACCACGATAAAGATCAAGACTTAATTTTTATACCAGAGCGTAATAACTTAGTTCTATCTAATACACCTAACCCAGTAGGTAAGTGTTTAGCAAGAGTTGCACTTCGTTCATCTTTAGATGGAGAAGCTCGTGGACAATTTGATGATGTTCTTTCCGTACAACTTGCCCGTGCTCGCTTTGCAGTATTGCAGATCCAAGCAGCAGAGAAATCTATTCAAGCACCTATTGCTATTCCACAAGATGTTCAGGAGTTAGCACTAGGACCAGATGCAATTATGCGTTCTGCTAACCCACAAGGTATTCGTAGAGTTCCACTAGAACTACCAGCAGGAGTATTTACAGAGTCTGGGGTCCTTGAGCGTGAGTTAAGATTAGGTTCCCGTTATCCTGAATCTCGTTCAGGTAATATTGATGCCTCTGTTGTTACAGGTCGCGGAGTTCAAGCATTACAAGCTGGCTTTGATACACAAGTTAAAGCAGCACAAGCGCAGTTTGCTAGATTGTTCCAAGAGCTAACATCACTTTGTTTTGAAGTAGATGAGGTTGTCTTTGGTAATATGACTAAGACTATCAAGGGTACTGATGACGGTACACCTTATACAATGAAGTACACACCATCTCGTGATATTAAAGGCGAGTATGGCGTAGATGTACGTTACGGCATTATGTCTGGTATGGATCCTAACCGTGCCATCATTGCATTACTACAAATGCGTAGCGATAAGTTAGTGTCCCGTGATTATGTCCGCCGAGAAATACCAATGGAGTTAAATGTTACGCAAGAAGAGCAAAGAGTTGACATTGAAGAAATGCGTGATTCTCTTCGCGTTGCTGTTGCTCAGTATGCACAAACTATTCCCGCACTTGCTGCCCAAGGTCAAGACCCATCTCAAGTCATTACAAGAATTGCTGAAGTAATCCAAGGCAGACAAAAAGGTTTCCAACTAGAAAACATTATAGAAAAAGCATTTGCACCAGAACCACAGCCAGTAGCACCAGCAGCACCGGCACTTCCAGAACAAGCTAGTATTCCAGCAGTAGGAACGGCCCCCGTTCCTGCCTCGCAGCCAACTGAACAACAACAAAGCGGAGAGGCCCCTGCTGCTGGACCTAGACCTGATATCGCACAACTACTCGCCTCTATTGGCGGAGCAGCATAACAAGGGAGGTGAATAATGAATAAGGGATCAAGAGCAGCAGCACCAATGGCAAAGCCAGTTGAAGGCAAGAAGGATACTTCTAAGCCAGCAGGTGGAAAAGTTGAGTTCGGTTACACACCAGCAGGTCGCAAAGGAACAAAGGCGTAATTATTTTAAAGACGGGAGTACTGGGTGAATAACGATAACAATCTTAATCGCCCAGTGCGACTGTCTGATTATCTAGTAATAGTATCAGGATTCTTTTTAAATTTAACATCAGTAATAGAAGCACTTGCAGATGATCTGCACCAATTAGCTATCTATCATTCAACTCAAAAAAGCCAAGAAGAAAAAGTTTGGCAACAATTTTCGCAAGACTTAGAAACTTTAAAGGAGGAATAATGGCAAGAGGTCCATTAGCTGGCGCATCAGGCCCAGGTAAATTCTCCAAGAGAACAGATATGAGTTTAGGTTCAAAATCATACGGAGAAGGCGCAGAGACTGCTGCACTTAATACAGCAGCACCAAAGTCAAAGACTCGTGGTATTGCAGATGATGTAGGTGGTAGACCTACTAGTGTAGTTTCAGAAGCACCTATAACTCCATTGTTTGCTCCATCAGAACGACCAGAAGAGCCTATTACTAATGGTATTGATATGGGACCTGGTGCTGGTTCAGAAGCACTTATGATGGCAAAGTCTAATGAAAAACTTTCAGATACATTAGCAAAAATGCTTCCATACGATACAAGTGGTGAGGTTGCTATACTTTATCAGCAGGCTTTAGCGCGAGGTCAGTAGTGGCTGAGAATTTAAAATCTGCATCTTTTGCTGCGGGGTTAAGTCCAGCAGAACAAAAGAAAATAGATGATCTAAATAAAATTCTTAATGTGCATAGAGGATTATCTAATCTTCCATCTGATGTTGCTAAAACAGTATATAAAGAAAAAACGCCAGGTCAACAACAGGCACTAGTTGAATCTGTTGGAGAAGAAGATCCTATCCAGAAACCAAATCGTGGTTGGTTAGGAACTGCTTGGCACTACACCGGTGGAGCAGTATTTACTGGGGTTCAAGAACTTTCAGATCTTGCTACTCGTGCTTATCGTACTGGAGCTATTGCTGTAGCAGAAGGTAAACCAATATTTGGTTCTGGCAATGCTTGGGATACCGCAAATGATAATGGCGATAAAGTATTTAATACTGGTCGTATTGAAGATGCAATACAAAAATTCACTAAAAACCGAATGGATATTGCAATTAGAATTGCCTCAGGAGAGGCGCCAGAAAAAATCATTAAAGAATCAACTCCGGAACAAGCACAATTTGTCAGACTAGCATTTAAAAAAGCAGGAACACCAGCAGAACAAAATTTAATGCAAGATGCTATTGATGCAGCTAATGCTGCTAAATTTTCTCCTGGTCGTCAAATTGCTAACTTAATACTACCAGGACAATTAGAAGGATCTGGTTTCTTTTATAAGGCTATATCTGGTTCTTTTGATGCAGCATACAGAGTATTTGCAGATCCAACTTTAGTTTTAGGTAAAGTAAAAAGATTAGTTGATGTTAAAAAGTATGCTATAGATGTTCTAGTTGGAGATGCTGCCAAAGGCGGCACAAGAATAGCAGAGTATTTTGCCAAACCATCAGCAGTTAAATTCTGGGATACATACGGCGCACAATTAGATGAATTATCAAAAGCTGAAAAGGCTGGAGATACAGTAAAAATTGTTGCTGCTCAAAATCAATTAAAAGCAATTGCGCCAGAATTTGGTCCATCGGTAGTTAGAGATTTTATAAAAGCAGATATTCCGGTTACTAACGCATTAACCGCTAAAGCGTACTTTCAAAATGCAGAGCAATTAACAGAAATTATGAAAGGCTCTATTGGTCGCAAAAGAGTTCTTGCTCCTAGACTAGATGGGTTTCGTCAAGCTCGCATTACTACAGTAACTACTGCAAATAAAGTATTTAATCTAGATCGTATCGGTTCTAGATTCGTAGATGATATGTTCTTTAATGGTGCCGCAACTAATGATGGCATAGCAAAGATGTTAATTGATGGAAGAGAAGAAATTGTTGCAAATGTAGTAGCAGGAACAAAAGGTAAAGATGTTGCTCGTTATTCAATGTCCTTTATCCAGAAGAGAATTGATAATCTTAAAGCAAAGACAACAGCAATTCCATTATTTGAAAATGATTTATTAGATGTAACTGCAAAAGATGCTTCTGAAAAAGTTTATCGTCTTGCTCGTACAGTATTACCACAAAGAGAATCTAAATTAATTTCAGAAGCATTTAGATCTACAGAAGCGGTTGGTACAAAGAAAGATATATTCTACGGTCTCTGGAGTACTATTGCAGACATTCGTGGTATGAATGTTATTAAAGGTGGAAACAGTGTAGTACGTCAAGCAACTGGTAAAACAGATGCTTTGTACGCTTTAGGTCGTGGAGCAGATAATCCATCTTTACTTCCTAATGGAGAATCTATTGGTCTAATTGCATCTGATATGTCTAATTATGTTAGTGCTCCTAACATTAGAGATATTGATATATTAACATCTCGTTCAGCACTTTCTCAAAGATTATTAGGTGTAGGAAATAGTAAGTTTGTAGAAAATGCAACATCACTTTGGTCTTTCCTGACCTTAGCTGGTCCTCGTTATGCTATTCGTAATGCTGCTGAAGACTTAATGGTACACCTTGCAGTTGGAGATATTACTCCCTGGGGAGTTGCTACAGCTCGTATGGCATCTACTAGAATCCGTACTGCAAAAGGTGTACAAACTGAACTAAAGGATGTTTTAAGTTTAAAGAAATCAGCAGAAAATCCACTAGGAGCAACACTTCGTTTTATAAATAAAAAAGATGCAGAAGCCTATGCTAAGGAATTTGAAGCAGCCGGTGGAACTTTAAAAGCAGCTAGAGTAATAACTGCTCGTGCTATTAATGAAGGCAAATTAAACTCTTTCTTTGGTGCTGTTGGCTTATCAAAGTTGAACAAAAAAGAAAGAGCACTACTATCCGAGCAAATCATACACGGTGATTTAAATAATGCTTTAGCAGATGTTGTAGAAGGTGGTAAAAACGCCTTTGCCGGAACTGATTATACATCTCGTGCTGTTAACTTTACTCGCGAGCACGGTGTTCGTACCGCAGAATTGAAATTTGATCTTCCTGAAAATTGGGCTAAAGAACGCGGAAGAGCTGGCTTTACAAGAATGGCTCCATTAGCCAACGAAGGTACTAAAATCTCTTGGGCTATGCGTATTGGTTACTACTCTAATGATGAATTAGGTGGTATCGCAGTAGCAAATCTTGATAACGAAGATCTTGCCGTAAGAAAAATTGTAGATTGGTTATCAGATCCAGCAAATAAGAAAGTATCAGATTCTTTTAGATGGAAAGATAACAATGTAACTCAAGAAGGACACGCTAGAAAGATAGTTGCATCAGCAAAACAAATTTTCCAAAAAGAAGATGAAACCTTAAACCTAGACCTTTTAAGTAAAGTTCGTTCTTTTAATAAAGAGACTGGTGAATGGCAAATATCTGGAAAGATATCTTTGGATGATCTACCAACCAATGAAGCAGATGTTCCTAAATATATATTAGGACCCAACTTAATTCCAGTATCAGAATCAGGCAACTACACATCATCTTTACTTGAAAAGGGTTGGAACTGGCTTGGCGAAGCTAATGCTCGTCTATCCCGTGAGCCTATTGTACTTGCTGAAATGATTAGACTTCGTAAACAATTTAGCAAGAGTGGATTTGACGAAGCCTTTATTCAGGCACATTTAAAGAATGTAGATCCTACCGATGCTAAGAAAGTTGAAAAGGCTACTAACTTTGCTAAAAAGAAATTAGCAGAGGTAGTAGAGGATAACGCAAGACTTCAGACTTTAGCCTATATAGATAACCCAATGGTTAGAAGCCAGATGGCATTTTCTATTAGAAACTTTGCTAGATTTTATCGTGCTCAAGAAGACTTCTATCGCCGTATGTATCGGGTTGTACGTTATAACCCAGAAGCAATTGCTAAGGCAAGTCTTACATATGAAGGTATAACACACTCAGGTTGGATACAAGAAGACGATCAAGGTGAACCATACTTTGTATATGCAGGTATGGAGCCAGTTTATGCAGCAGTCAGATCTACCTTAACTTTATTAGGAGTACCTGCTGAATTTAAAACTCCACTTCCTGTAAATTTTGGAGCACAGGTAAAGATGTTAACACCATCTTTGAACCCAGACACAATGCTTCCACAATTATCTGGTCCATTAGCGGGAATATCAATATCAATGGTTTCAAACTTAGTTGATATATTTAAACCAGGTGCTGCGGATACTGTTACAAGATATGCTTTAGGTAAATACGCTGTAGATCAATCTACCTTATCTGCGTTCTTACCAGCACATATCAACAGACTATACGCTGCTATGGATCAAAATGAAAGAGATTCTCAATACGCATCAGCTTGGCGTAAAGCAGTTACATACCTTGAAGCATCTGGTAATGGTATTCCTAAAAGATATGAAACACTTAATGGAGTTGAGGTATTGGTACCTCCTTCTGCTGCTGAGTTAGAAGCATATAGATTAAAGGTAAAGAATACTACTTTAGGTATTTTGGGAACTAGATTTGTATTCGGATTTTTTGCCCCAGCATCTCCATCAGTTCAACTTAAATCAGAGACAGCTAACTGGGTAACAGATAATGGTCGTGCAAACTTTAAGCAAGTTTGGAATAAACTATTAGATCAATATCCTGGTGATTATGATGCTGCTATGACTAAGTGGGTAGAGTTATTCCCTGACCAGATACCATTTACAGTAACAGAATCAGAACGTAATACTGTAGGATACTTCCGCTATGCTGAAGAATCAGGTAAATTTGTTACTGAAAATCCAGAATTGTTTAGTAAGTATCGTCAGGGTGCAGCATTTCTAATACCTCACACTGCTGGTTTCTCATTTGATGCCTATAAAACTATGAAGGATATGGGCCTTATACAGAACAAGCGAGTAGAGGACTACTTAAGAGAAGTTCAGACCGCTTCAGATATGCAAACTTATTATAATCGCAAAGAAGAATATGAGACTGCATTAGAGTCTGCCGGTATTGATTATACTAGAACTAAACTTCGTAAAGAGTTTGATGATTGGAAGACAAAGTTCTTTGCAGGTCGCCCATTAGTGCAAGAAGAACTATCACAGGGTAGTCAAAAAGCAATTGAAAGAATAAACTCTTTAAATGATTTAACTAATATGCTAAACGATGAATCTATCTCTAGTGTTCGCCCAGATGTTCAAGATTCACTTAGAGCAATGGTTAATCTTTACAATGAATACAAACTTAAAAAAGATCGTTATGACAATATCAGTGGGCTAGGATTCCTATCTAAGTCAGTTAAAGAACGGACTATAGTTCAAATGAGAGAGTTAGCTTTAGCTAATGAAAATACACAGGCAGCATATGATGTTTTATTCGGTAGATTGTTAGGAGATTAAATTGGCTACTAGTTTAGAGATACAACAACAGCAACTTAGAAAACTTAATGCTGAATTAGCCAACCTTAAAAAACTGCAATCTATTGCAGAACAACAAAGTAAAGGTGGGTTATTAAAAAAACCTGATCTTAAAAGCACTGAAGGTAAAAACTTATTAGCAAAATATACAAAAGCTACTAAAGATGTAAATGCTAAACAAGCAGAATATGATGCTTTAAAGAAAACAATTGATGAGACAAAAACTAAAGCTAAAGTAGTTAGTGAAGTTGGAAGCAATGAAGAGGCTCTTAAAGCCGCAGCAGCAGGTTTAACTGTGGAGGAATTACGGGCAAAGTCAGCAGCAGATTTAAAAGCAATTCAAGATGAAAAGGATGCTGCTGCTAGAGCTGCCGGTGCTCCAGCTAATACTGGCAATATATCTATTGAGGATTTTCTAAAGAATCTAGATTCTGCTGGTGCTAATACTATCAATGAAATCAAAACTTATCTTGGCGTAAGTAACAAAGATGGTAAATTAGATTATCAAACAATTGTTGCTATATATGCTAAAGAAAAAGAAATTGAAACAGTTGCTGATGCAACTGGAAAACCAGTAGATCGTTTAACCTACTATAAAACAAATAAAACAACTGGCACTGGTGCAGTCCCGACTGCAACTATATCTTCACCTACCGCAGCATCAGCTTTAATCAACAGTGTATTTCAAACTGAACTAGGGCGAGATGCAAATGCTAGTGAGATACAGAAATATACTTTAGAATTAAATGCTGCTGAGCGTAAGAACCCTAGTAAGACTGTCAAGGGAATTACTAGTGGTGGTTTAAATAAGACTGAATTTTTAACTCAGATAGCCAAAAAACTTCCTGAGTTTACTAAAAAGAAAACAGATAAAGCTAATCTTACTACTGAATCCATACGAGGAACAGCAATAGCAAATGGTTTAAATCTTGGGCAGGATCAATTAGATAGTTTTACTAAACAGGTTCAAGACGGCACTGATATTAAGGTTATCCAAAGTCAGATTCGCAATATTGCAGGTCTTGGTATGCCGGAAAATGTTAAGAAGTTACTTGCCTCAGGTACAGATCTAAGTACAGTTTATGCTCCATATAAATCACAGATGGCTGCTATACTAGAGTTAAGTCCAGAGTCTATTAATTTTACTGATCCAACACTACGCAGTGCTATTGGACCTAATGGTGAAATGTCTATATACGATTTTCAAAAAGCACTTCGTAAAGATGCTCGTTGGCAGTATACAAACAATGCTAGGGAAGATGTCTTCCAATCAGTCGGTAAAGTCCTTCAGGACTTTGGATTTCAGGGGTAGATAGTGGGATACGATCCAACAACAGGTATGTACACACCAGATAAGCCAAAAGGTCCTACACAAAGAGCGGTTGGCGAAATAGCACCAGAGTCAGGATTAGCTGTTACTGGTACTGAACGCAATTTTGCTAAAGAAGAAGAAGCTAGAAAAATTGGTTATTCTGCTGAATATATTCTTTCTCGTGGCGGAATTAATGCTCAGGGTTATTTTAACGATACCCCATTATCAGGACAACTAACTGCGGCAGAACAAAAACAAGTAAGACTTCCTAATGGAAATACTGATACTGCTGCAATGGCTAAAATTTTACAACAAAAACAAATTGCTAAACTAGTTTCTGAAGGAATGTCAGAGTCTGATGCTACTGCAAGAGTATCAAAAGAATATGGTCAATATGGTATTGGTGGTAGTAGTGGTAGTGGAGTAGGTGGTGCCGGTGGTGCTTCAGGGAGTGCAGGGGCAGGAACACCAGAACAAATAGCTGCCCGTCAATCAGCATTTGATCTATTAAAATTACAATTTGATGAGTATGGACTAGGCGCTTTAGTAGAACCATTACGAGGTTTAATTCAAGAAGGTGTATCTCCATCAGAGTTTGCCGTAAGATTACGTCAAACAGATCCTTACAAGAAACGCTTTGCAGCTAATGCTGCTCGTATATCTAGTGGGTTAAGAGCATTATCAGAAGCTGAATATATAAGATTAGAAGATGATTATCAGAATGTAATGCGTAACTATGGACTACCTGCATCTTATTATACTAAAGGTGAAATGGGTCGGCAAGAAGGATTTGAAAAACTTATTGCTGGAGATGTGTCTATGACTGAATTAGAAGATAGAATTATGACTGCACAAAATAGAGTTATCAACGCAGCACCAGAAGTTATGACAGCCTTAAAACAATTCTATCCTGATATTAAGAATAGTGAAATTCTTGCCTATACTTTAGACCCAACACAAGGATTAGCAGATATTAAAAAGAAGGTATTAGCTGCTGAAATAGGTGGCGCAGCAATAGGTGCTGGTCTTGGAGCAGCAGCTACTAGAGCAGAAGAACTTGCCCGTTATGGTGTAACTGCTGAATCTGCTAGACAGGGTTACGATGCTATTGGTGGCGGTCTTGAACGAGGTAGACAACTATCATCTATCTATCAACAGCCAGATTATAATCAAGCGGTAGCTGAACAAGAAATATTTAATTTACCAGGACAAACCCAAGCAGGAGAAAAACGTAAAAAGATTATTGGGTTAGAGAAAGCCACCTTTGGTGGACAAACTGGAGTTTCAAGCGGAGCACTGAGCCAAAATAGAGCTGGCTCTTACTAACTAAGCCTGCCATCAGGACCACCGGTCTGATGGAGTGATAACAAAACCGGCAGTAGAAGCCATACAGGAATCCCCAAACTGTATGAGGTCTACGACAACTACAACGAATGGGAGATGGACTATGTCCAACTATGACTACGAGGATGATGACGATACTGACAACAGTGTTGAGTCGTTAAGCAATGATCTCGTTAAACAACTACGCAAGGCTAATAAAGCAAAAGATAAAGAGTTGGCAGATCTTAAAGCTAACTTTGAAT